GCCTTGTGAGCCAATAACAGTTCTCTGCTTGAGAGAACTTACCGTTAGATCGGTTGCTCTTTGATACACCTAAGAGCGCCTTCTTACGAAGGCACCTTTTTAAACGAGACCCAAGCACTTTATCCTCCGAGAGGGATGATAAGTACTCAGACTCCATACTTTTGTTTATGTCTATACTTAATTTGTATTAGGGACTCATCTTGGTTGATGAGACAGGAGTGAGATTTACCCACTTCCTTTCCTAATATTCTTTATGGGATAGACCGCTGTTCAAGACGACACCAGTTTCCTATATTATTTCAATGTGAAATAAATACAAGTACATGGGCCTGTGGTCGCGCCACAATAGATTGATCTCTATTGCAGGCGAAAACGACGCTCAACCCGAAAGGTTGACAGGTTGGGTTGGAAACCCAAACCTCCTTGAACAATGCTCATAAACATACTCTTCCCAACTTGATGATACTTTATTATCAAGGCTTAGGGAGTATGGGAGTAATATTTAAAGGATTTGGTGGCCAGAGAGATGTCCAGATAAAAGACCCTTGATCAAGGTCTCCCGTGAGGGCTGGCGCAAAGTTCTCGGGTGATAATGAACCCGAGTCTCTCTGAGGTCTGAAACTACGAATCATAACTATCGGAGCTGGCAATCTCTGGAGTATTACACTTCCAGCGATCAACCAGCCAGGTTTGTTACCTGCCCGATAATGGGTGGCTGCGGCCCCGAAAGGGAAACCGAGTGCTAAATCACATGTATATGGGGTAAGACCCCTAAAATTAAATAATGAAAATGTTAAATAACTTAAAATTAAGTTTCTTTAAGTTCTCAAAATCTAATTTAGGTATACTTGATTTATCTGCCGCTTTCTTCAGAAATGAAGGAAGATCTGTAATTATACATTTGTTAAGACAAATGTATCTTACAGGGGGACGACCAACCAGAGCCGGAATCGCTGCTATTTGTAGCTTCCTACGAACAATTAATTTGTTGAAAAAGAAACAAGGAGTTCCTGGGGTAGTAAAATACCTTAAGGGCTGCCATGTTCTTCTACAGCAAGTTATCGCAGGCCACGTTCTGCCTGATACGGGTTCTTTAGGACCTCGTATCAGACGATCAAAATCAGGAATTCCTGCAATTATTCCTATCCATTACAGATTGGCAATTAGTAATGGTGATACCCGGGTTATTCGATTATGAGCTACTCTATTTTCTACATATAGAAATATGGAGTACATTGGAAAAGCTAGCTTCTCCACGATAATCGATCCCTCTTTAACTGAGGAAGTAGATTTTGGACCATTCTATGAACGATTTGTTCGATTATTTATCGACCATTCGCATAAAATGGAATCTACTAACCCTTTCCCTATATTGACTGCATCTCCTTCTACCGAATCCGGGGAACCCAGTACTCATCACTGATCTTTAGTTAGATCACTGATTAAGTTCATGGAACCTGGTTCGGAGAAATTGTTGCATGCACTTTACTATATTATGACTTTTACGAACTCGAAAGCCTTACTTTTGTCTTTTAGTAAGATTTCGAATTGAGTAAGTCATAATAACAGTGCTACCGGTTTTGAGTTACCAAAGGAAACTCACGGTCGGTATCGATTAGGGGGTGTATCGGTTAAAGTATGTAACTTCTTAGGAAGATTACATATCAAACCGGAACCTGCAGGAAAAATGAGAGTATTTGCCATGGTAGATCCATGAACGCAATGGGCATTAAAAGGTCTTCATAAGTACTTGTTTTGACAATTATCAAAACATATTACAGATGGAACCTTCAACCAATTGAGACCTCTTAGTAGAGTTCCCTTTGGTAAAACCCAAATTGATTCATTGGACCTTTCCGCGGCAACTGATAGATTACCCTTATATGTTCAAAGCAAACTTTTATCCAAGATTTTTGGAAATGAGTTTGCGACACACTGAGCAACGTTAATGGTAGATAGAGATTTTGATTTCTCTAAACTACTAAAGGATTATCCCGAGCTATCCAGCTACGGGAAATCCGTTCGTTACTCTGTTGGTCAACCTATGGGGGCTCTATCAAGTTGAGCCATGTTGGCTCTTACTCACCATTTCCTGGTTAACTGCGCTGCCTGACAAGCGGGATTAGATTCATCTAAGCTTTTCACCTCCTATGCAATATTAGGAGATGATATCGCCATTTGAAATAAATCCGTTTCCCTCCAATATCAGACGATCATGGATCAACTTGGAGTTAAATTAGGGATTGCCAAATCCGTAATTTCTCCAGATGGTCTTGGGATTGAATTTGCGAAGAGAACTCTTTACAAAGGGGAGGACGTAAGTCCTTTCCCTTTACAGGAGGCCAGAGCCAGTCATGACTCTGTTTCTTCTGTTAGAGAACTTCAACGTAAATACAATCTTTCAGATTTATCTATGATCCGATGACTTGGATATGGTTATAAAGTTCGACCTGGTAGTAAGTCAACAGCTATGAAATTATTTCAATTTCTTAAGACTGTTCCTACTACTCCGGGAGAACTAGTAACTCTTTTCTTAGTTAAGAGTTACTTAGGTCCTTATCAACGAGATATACTATTTAGAAAATTAGTATTATTCACTTATAAGGAACTACATCTAGTGACAAATACATTAAAGAGAGCGAAGTTTGAATTAACTAACTTCCGTATCTTTTGTATTAGTCACCAGAATTTCCAATACGCGATTGAGAGAGCTCAAAACCCTGCTTTTGAGAAATGAGAGACGGTTTTAGATATTAATTATCTTAAAACTGTACCTCGAATCCCAAAGTACTTTTCTGTTGAAAAGGAAGGGTTGATGCAAATCGTAACCGATGAAAAAGAAATCAGTCGACTTAAGTCGATTGATAAACTATTCATAGGTAGTGATTATGATCCGGCTCTCATAGATCTCTCTAAAAAATTTAAGAGAGTTCTAAAATACCAATCTGCGCATGAAATCAAATTGCAAGCCATAACAGGAGATATTGTAACATCTGATATCATCATAAAAACTTTATGTGATATCGAGGCATTACATACTCAGGTTATGTCTTCTATTTGTGTATTGGATCCGATCAGATTTGAAGTTCAAAAAAGCTTTTATCCGATAGTATCCAACTATTATAACCAACCGGGGAATCTGCAAAAAGTTGAGTCTTCTGTTAATTTAATTTTCAGAAGTATCGACCTTATTGCTAGCATGTCAATTCAAAGTCTAATTGCTCCGGTAAGAGAACCTTCAGAAAAACGAGACCAATTTCTTGGTTTCGAATCTAAAGCTACTCTACGGAAGTGAAGACGATGAATACTGTTGTTCAAAAAAGCTACAACAGCAGGGCCAGACTTAGAATATCAACCATTGTCTAAAAGATAATGATTTTTATGTTAGCAAATGCTATCAGATTCTGACTTCGAAAGACAGCTCTTTTAAGATTTAAAGGAGCCATGTCATGAAACAACATATCCCTAATTGGATTATTCCATGTTGGGTGAGTTGTTTTATGATGTTCATTTGTTCTAACTATCAGTTTTACTGCATTATATGCATGTTTAACTGGAGTAGATCAGTGAATGTCTCATTTGAATTCAGATTGAATGATAGTAGGAGCTTGAAAATTCTGCTACCCATATATGTTTTCTGGGCTAGTAATAGCCTTTAAACTTATAATAGGGTGAGTTGGGATTTTCTCAATAAACCACATGAGTGATATCCTTCCAGCATTTAATGCTGTAGGGACTGATACCATTATTGGTCTTATGACCGCTATGGTAGCATACACTTATGCGGTTACTTGAGTTCCCATCAAAGCAGTATTCCTAATCTTACTAGATTCTCCAACTGTTGGGATAGTTTCAACAATTGCGGCACTTAAAGCTTCGCTTTTTGTACACGAGTTGTTAAACTTCCCATGATCCTTATGATCACTTCTTAAGTGACCATTTGGATATATGTTGGAAGATCATCTAGCAAACACTTGATTGCCTCAGGTAATCAGTGTAAGATTAGTAGAATACTTAGCAGGGTCAATAGCTTCTATGCTAATGATACATCTTATAAGATTCTTACTAGGGTGATAAAGGGGTGAATTGGTGCAATGTTAAATAGGTTTATTCCTATTATACATTTCTCCATTCATGTTATTACATGACCGTATATTATGTATGTTAATTGATTAACATTCATTAAATATACTCTTCATCCTTTTGGTATTTCCTTTAAAGATTTAACATGTCACTCTAAGTGACAATTGTTTAAATGCTTTATAGGAAGTACCCCCAAATGGTAAGAACCTAGAGTTATCTCTAAGTCTCCACTCCGATTCTGTCTCTGGAACGCGTCCCAAAGTACGAGGGTCATTGACCTAAGTACAAAAGATTAAATCTTTCGCACCTAAGCGAGACCATCGTGCCAAAATCGGTCTCTTTCGAGAGATCGTGGGGTGGCACGGTGACATTTGTGTAG